ATTATCTATCTTGTTGTAGAAAGAACGAATAGTTGTACCTGTTAAGTCTTGCGCAGCAAAGAAACCAGTCTCATTTCCAGCACATACATATATACCATCAGATGCCCAATACATTATTGACTCCCCGATGTTAACTATAGACTCTGGGGAAACACAACCACGTTCAGTAATTTTAACAACTTGATAATTATCTGCTGAAAAGCCAAAATCATTACCACCCAATACTTGCCACACACCATTTTCAGCAAACACTAATAGTGAGTTACTTACAGGGGCTAGTCCAACTATGTTGTTTGCTTCTGATATACGAATGATACCACCATCAGTTGCTACAATCTCACTATCGTCTGAAGAAGTAGGGTCAGATACTTGATAACATTGTCCTGCTTGTTGCTTGTATGAAATTAACTGTGAGAATGCTACATAGTTATTTAATGTAGGAGACTTATCATCCCCATCTATAACACTACCACTAAAACCTGCATAAAACACTCGTCCTGCAAAGTTAGCTACTATAGAAGCACTGTCTGGTGTAATGTCTGTTTTAAAATCTACATTACCAAACAAACCCCCTGATAAAAAGTCCACTCTACCAGCACCACGGCTAAATAAATTAAGTATAGCTTTACCTCTAGGTGCAGAGTAGTTACGTTGTTCACCCTCTAGCATAACCTCTGGTATGTAAGCTTTAACTTCATAAGGGTATCGAGAGGTTGCTGATACAACATACTCTGAGTAAACATCTGAGTTACTTGGGTAGAAACTATTTTCAGCTAAACAAAAAGATAAAGCTACGCGTTTTTCTTTAAATGCACTTGTGTTACTTTCAGCAGACAAAGTCCAAGAAGAAATTCTAGGCCAACCTTGGTTGGTTAAGTTATATAGATGCTCATCTGAGATAGTTCCTATATTATTACCACCATCAGGTAAAGGTATAGCAGGAGGTCTATAAGAAATATCATTGCCCCTATCTAATTTTTTACCTGTAGCTAAATCTATATCAGTTATACCAAAAAAGTCTCTTACTTCAAGTGTTACCTCTTCTAAAGTAAAAGTATCTGGGTCACTTGAATACTCAATGCTGTGTATCTTCTTACCAGTTGCAATAATTAATAGAGAGTTAGTTTGTGTTATACTATAACTCACTGTAGTTGGACCGTTAGCTATTGTTACGCCACCAAGTCTATTGGTTGAAAGGGGTCCATCAACAGATTTAAAAAAGTCTAAGTAGTTACCAATCTGCATTACAATGAGGTACAAGCCTGGAAATTCACCAGTTAAGTCCCAACGGAAAGTGTTAGTAGCTGCATCAACTAAGTTTGTGTCTACAACATTAACACCACGTTCTATTCCACCAATTTCATAGTCCATACCTAAGCGTCTACTACGAATACCATCATTATCTAAGGTGAAGTTTTGTTCATCCCTAGTAGAACCCAAAGGTTGTATGAGGGGGTTTGCCTCTGTAATGAGACCTTTATTAAAGTTTACTAGTTCTAGATTTACTACTGGTCTTTTTGCCATCAGGGTCCACCTTCTCTTTGTAGCCATCTATAAGCTTCATACACTCTTTATCACTCATATGAGCGCCTGAGAAAGCATCTGGTATCTTACCACCCCTGCCTGAGGTCACAATGACCTTTAAGTTAGGAGACTTATTGTAGCTCTTAATTATATAACCTTTGTATTCCATTCTTAGTTGTCCTGTCTAAATGTTGGGTCTTTTTGCGAGTCAAAACCTTTACCGCGTCTACCAAACTTAGCGAACTGAATACCACCTTTAGCTGTCCAACTTTTACGTGACAACCAACGTGCTTGACGTTGTGCATTAGCTTCAGCTTTACCATTAGCCATTTGTTTAAGGACTAAGAATGCTGTACTCTTAGCGTCTTCCACTAAGTTAGAGAATGCTTCTGCTGGAAAGTCTGGTACAAAGTCATCATCCATAACCCATGTAGGGGTCATATAAGCTTTGGCTTGAACTTTACTGTTCTGCATTACTGTGTCTACTGTTTCATCGTATGAATCAAAAACAATGTCTTGGTCATTAAATGATGTCCAATAGCGTGGACGGGTTGATTTATCTATTAGTAATTCTACACCACCACCATTGTCTACTAAGATAATGTTCTCGTTATCACTGTCTCTATTGTTAGTCTTGAATAAAAACTCAATAGGCTCTAGATAAGTCATCTCTGTGTAAACACGTTTAGTTTCACCTTGTTTTCGTATGTCGTAATTTAAGAACTGTAGCTCTTTAATGTTACTTGGCATACGTAAATGTGTAGGCTTGTCATAATCTGTTATTGGATTAAACTGGATTAGCTTACTTAAGTGAGGCCAGTTACGTGTGGATATTAAGTTAATATATGTACGCTTAACAATAGAAGCTATCTGTTCAGCCTCTACAGTGTCAAATATACTGTTAACTTCGTCTGTATCCATATCAGACATTATTTCTTGAACTATCTCAAGTAGTGTTATTTTCATTTGTAGTCCTTAGCTTATCTTATGTAAAACGTTCAACTCTTAAAGAAGCAGAAGGAGCAATAGTCCAACCTCCGTTAGGAATAAAACCAACTAAGCCACCAGTGTCATTACCTGAAGTGTCTCTCATTATTTGATAAACTAGAGTTGTTCCTGCTGCCATATTTAACCAAGCGTCACTGTTTGCATAAGCGGCTACGTCAGAGATTCCAATCCTAATTAATACACTAGGGTCTACTTGAATCCCATTTACTAAAACTCTTGTAAGCACCTCTGAGACACCTGTTGCACCTGTACGTCCATACTGACCAGCTACCCTAACCCTATACATACCAGCTTGGTTAAAAGTCACTGTGCCTGATGCGTCAACCATCACTGCATCACTTACAGTATTTGTAGCAGGGCCAAAGTCTACTTGTACAAGGTTTGCTACTCCAAGACCTGTTGGATTTTGATTGATTGTAGTACTGTATACGTTTAAAATTCTTTCTATTGACATACTTGATAAATCTAATGGTATAGCACCCCAAGCACCACTGCCAGCACCATCTGCTATGTAAGTTGTACCTGTTGTAGCTCCTGAAACACCTTTAGGTTCATGTACGTTTGGGTCTGTAATATTCTTATGCTCTGCCATCTTATTCTCCTTTAGGCAATAAAAAAGGGGGCAAGGATTACTCCAAACCCCCTTAGATAAATTATACTACAGAAGCAGCAGTGAATTCATATTCTACAATTACCGAACCAGCAGTAGGACCAGTAACAGTTAAGTCACCACCCAATGTAACTGGGACAGCTGTTGCTGCTGAACCATCTGCGGCTGCAACACTTACTGCACCAACAGTAGCGGCACTGATTGCACCAGTAGCAAAGCCACCTTTAACATCAGTAACAATTGCGCCAGCTGGAACTTTAACTTTCTCTGGTAAAGCATCACCATCAAAGTTAATGATTGCTTCATAGGTTAGACCTGAGGTTTTTTTAACGCCTTCAAATCCACCAACTTTACGTGCGCCATATTGCGCTGATACACCGCGAAGGGGTGCTGTTTCAAAACTCATAATTTATTCCTTAAACTGCTGTAGCAGAAGTGATATAGATAGCTAATGTATCTAAACGTTGTGCGCCAATACCAAAACGAGCGCGAGTAACAAACTCATCACGTCCGAAGTCTTTGTTACGTTCACCTTCAACTGAAGGCATCTGACGCCATGTAGCCATCATAGGCTTAGTGTTGTCATCTAAGATAGACATAAACACATTGGCAACACCACCAGTAACAGAAGTAGTACCATCTGAGAAAGTACCTTTTGCTAAACGGTTTGAGGTGATTAAGTTCCAGCCATACAAGTTCATAAGGAACTGATGGTCACGGTCAAAACCATTCTCTAAAATCTTCTGACCAAATTCAGAAACATCATGAGTAATAGTAGTTAAGTTATCTAGGGTAGCGGCTAACACTGGGTCAACTGAAGCTACACGACCAGCATAAGGAACGTTGGCTTTATCAAATGCTAACTTAAGAGAAACCATATCTTTAAGTTCTACACGGTTGCTAGCTTCAGTAGAAGATAAGCGATGTGCGAAACCAGCAATAGCGTTGGCATCTGCGTTAGTCTGTGAAGATTCACATACTTCATAGAAACGAGTCTCGAAGTTTTCTTGAATTGCACGAGTTGATTCTTGTGAACGAGCAGCCATTAATGCTTCTACTTGAGAACCATCTTGACGTAGCTTGTCAGTTACATACCAAGCATCACCGATGTAATCAGTAATTACTAGTTGTACTTCACCAGATTCAATTGGGCTGTAATTGATAGCAGTATCTTCAGAAACTTCCTGAATAGTAGCTGTACCAATTGTTTTAATGTTTAGTGTTTCGCCTGAACCAAAATCACCGACATCACGGTACCACATGCTAGGCATTAAGCCGTCATGTAAGTTGGTTAAGATGAAGCTTGAATACTGTTCTGCTTCAATAAAAGCTTGAGTATTAGTTGTTAGTTGCATATTATTTATCTCTTAGTTTAGTGTTGAACGCCATATTTAGCGTAAACTGCTGCTTTATGTCTAGCCATCTCACCCTGCAAGTCTCTTGTAGAGGCTCCTGCCATGATTGAGCGTTCTGATTTATCAACCTTACCATCTGGTTTAGGTTTTTCAAAACTATGGTTTAGACTCTGTGAGCCCTTCATCATTGAAGGTTCTTGTGTGATATTCCCAAAGAAAGACAATACTGCTTTAGGGCTGGTAGCCGCTAACTCATTAAATGATTCTTTAGTCATACCTAGTTCTGATGCCTTGCCGTAGAATTCTTTTTCAGCTTCCGTACCAAACTTATCTGCTAATGCTGCTGTTACAGATTGAGTGTTTGAGTCACGGGTTGAATCAGCCTTATTACGATTAAGTGCTTCTTGAACTAGTTTTGCCACATCCTGCTCACCGAATGATGATTGGGTCTGGTTGGACGCTTCATCTTTGGGTGCAGTTAGCTTTTCTACAATGGATGTTAAATCATCAAGCTTGCTTTGTTGACTCCTGAATTTTTCCAACTCTTGCGACATAGTATTCTTTTCGTCTTTCAAGGTTGGTATATACTCTTGTGAGTGTTTCAATGCTTCAAGTGCTGATTCAACTGAACTGTATTTGCGCTCTCCACTGTCGTTCTTAATATTGTTTAATAGGTCATCAAACGGATTAGGAACGCTAGTGTCATCAGCTTGGCTAGCTGACTTAGTTTCTTGTGTATCTTGTGTTTCTTCTTCTTTAAATATAGACATTGTTTTCCTTATAACTACTGGGTAGTAGTATTTTATTAGACGCTTTCTTTTAGAGAGAAAGAAAAGCTTTTATATTTAATATTATTAATTAACTTCTTATACATAGTTATACTAGAATTTTAGCGTTTTGTCACTTTAATTTATGAAATTAATTCAATTATTTCTAATAAAGCTCTTTCGTACCCATTTTTGTCTGCTTGTTTGTATGCCCAAGAAGGATTATCAAACTCCTCCAAGGATATACTTTTGTTATTCCTACTTTTAATTTTGTTATGAACTATGTAAGCTAATCGTTCCCTAAGAATTGGACTACTCTTAAAGTAGTCCTCCATCTGTTTCTTAGCGTCTGGTTCTAAACCACTACACCAACTATTCTTCATTAGCAAGCCCTACCTCAGCTTCTACAGCTAAATCTTCTTGTGCTTGGTTAACCATGCCTTGTGTCTCTTGTTGCTCTTGTATGGCAATATTAGGCTTAAACAAGTCATATCTATCCAACCCTAAGAGGTCTTCTACAACAACCGCTAATTGCTTACTAGAGGTGTGTGGTGCAACCATCTGTCCTACAGGAGAAGAATATAGCTGAGTTAAGTTTTGCATTAACTGCGCTTGAGCAGCAAAGTGTCTAGCACCTACTGGTCTGATAACACCATTAGCTCTTAAGTCTTCTTTAGTAATACTTGTAAACTCTGCAACACCTGTGTCTTTATCTATAGAACGTACTACGTCAACCATTTGCATGTTACGTACTGAGGTTTCTAACATAGAGTTTAATAGAGGTTCTAATAACTCAGTTTCAAAAGAAGTAATTTTCTCTTGAAAGATACGTCCAGCAGCATTTTGTAATTGTTGAACTTCAAAGGCTGTCTTCTCACCAGCAGTACGAATACCCATGGCTTCACTAGGAGCCCCAGCAAAGGACTCCATACGCCTCTCTAAGCCCGCAATATCATTATCTGCTGTAATGACTGCACCTAGGTTTTTACCAAGCTCAGAAACGCTCCCACCTTCATCTAGGTGTATCTCTGAATTAGGACCATAGTTAAACTCTTCTACTTCACCAGCAATTACAATTGGTGGGTTAATAGCTAAATCTAAAGCATCGGCACTAGCATTCTCTAAGTGGTCAATACGGTATTGCATACCTACAAGGTTCTCTAATGGACCCATAGCCCATAAGTTATCAGGACGTAACCTCCAACCTACATGATGAATAGGAGCAGTTTTTAACCAACTAGGCATCTTAGTTTTACGTAGAACCATTGAACGGTCTGCTACAGTCATTACCATATTACGCTCTAGTTCCCCTGTGGCTGTGTTATGTAAGTCTCCCCAGAATTCTAGAATCTCTACATAGCTAGACTCGTAATACTCTTTCATGTTACCAAAACCATCTACTTGGAAACCAGAAGCTTTGTCCCAATCTTCAATAGAGTAACCACCATACTTAGATAATTTAGATAACTCTTTACGTTTCTCTAAAATATCCTCTAAGTATTGATTATCAGGCATATCTTCTGCCATAACCTTTAATTCACCTAATGTTACAATAGAGCGTACAATCTTCCAGCTTGATTCAAATTCATCTGCTAGTGGATTAAATACAATGTCTAGTGGGCTAATACGTCTAGCTTTAGGTCCAATAAACTGAGCTACTACCTCAGAGTCTTCTCCTGCATATTGTGCTTGAAAGTCTGCTGTTACAAAGGCATTACCATAATCAATATAATCATATAGCAACTTAGAGATTTCTTTTCTAAACTTACCACCACGAATCTTATTGCTCATGTAGTTTTTAATGGTACTAGCTTTAGCAATCTTAGCTGCTTCACTACTGTGTGCTTCCCAACGTAACCAATCATCATTAGGGAACAAAGCACTTAAATAGTTAGAGTGTAAGTTGTCTCGTATCTGACATAACTTTGGTAAAGTAGTTGTGTTACTCCAAGGTAAGCTTGAGTTGGTAGTAGTAGTTGTATCTGTAGCAAAAATATAGTTGCGCTGCTCGTTCCACAAATCAATACGTGTTCTCATTTGGTCTTTATACCTAGTCCACATCTCAGCAACATGGCTAGACTCACTGTCTCCAGTTAAAACTTTTCTAATCTCAGCAACAGAATTTGCCATTATACGCCTCCAAAGCGGTTTCTTATATTAACTACGTTAGAAAGAAGTTCTTCCCTGTTACGTAGTGATTTAGGCTTCACTGCTATTTCAACAGCAGAAGCTAAAGCATCTTTAACATCATCATGTGGTGGTCTAGATAGAACGAGTTCTTCTTCCAAGATTTCATTGTACCCACCTTTAAAGTGTATCATATCTTGGTTTTCATATCTATGCTCTAATGCAGCAGCAATACGTTCTTCTTTACGTCCTTCATGGCGAGAGGGTCTATACTCATCAATAGAGAGCCTTAGACCCTCCTCTCGTATCCTATCTTTTAAATCCCTAGCAATCACTGCTTGAGCTACTGTAACCTCAGCCCTGAGCTTCTTAAAGCTCCATTTGGAATGCAGTTCAGCTATTGACTTAAAGTAGGCATTAATCTTATCAGTCTTAAACCTGTCTATGTCTAATACATAAACTCTATTATCAGAGTCAACACCAATAACAACAACGGCAGTATAATCCGCTTTCTTGTTAAGAGAGAATGCAAAATCTATAGAAGCATACACGTTAAGCTTACTACCTTTGTATTCCCATTTACCGCCTTGCTCTCTTAGGTGTCTACGGTCCCCATATACAAACCTATCTCGGTTGATACGGTTAGAGCCTTTATCATTTGGGTCATTATAGTATTGTGCGTAGAATTGAGACTTGTCTGAATACTCTGCCTTGATACGGGCAAGTATAGCAGGGTCAAACCCAAATGATTTACCATCTGGTCTAACTGCACGAGGCCATGCAAATATCATATCCTCTTCTACTTTATATTCCTTTACTTCCCAAACAGGAGAGAAACCAACAACATTGAAGTCTTCATCAAACTCTTCAAACTTCTGCTCTCTCCATACTTGGTATATATCGGATGGGTGGTAGCGAGTACCACAAGCCATAGTAAATCCACCAGCATTACGTATTGATGTGAATTGAGAAGACTTTCTACTGACGCTCTCTCGTCCGTCTTCAGTGTAGGCATTTTCTGGTACTACCAAATCGTCTGCTACAACTACATCAGCATGCCAACCAGTTGTGTTGGTTGTGAGACCTGCTGTAGCTATAGTAGCATCACGTATGCCCTCTTTGCGTCTTCTCTCGTGGTCAACGCTCATCTTGCGTTGTGACCATCTTTCACGTTTACCTTCCTGCGGATTGACATACTCTGGGAAGAACCTGCGATACACGCTACTCGCCAAAATATTCTGCACAGCAAATAACTGGGTTTCAGCTAATTCCGCTGTAGCAGACACGTACAAGATTGTTATCTCTGGATGTCTTGTAATCATCCATGCACACCATGTAGCCACCATGTGACTCTTTAAGTGCGCACGAGGGAGCATTATAAGTTTGTTTGCTGTTAGTATATTCCCTTGCCCGTAGAGGGAATAGTCTTGCATCCACTTGAATATATCCATGTGAATTTGACCATATACATAACCTTTGTTTACTAGTTGGGCAAAAGTAGGGAGGTCTGTTATTGCTAACTCTCTCATTTCTTTTGCTTCCTTGGGCATGTTTCTAAGCTTAACCTTAGCTTCTTCTAACCAAGTCTTGCTCATATCAACTCCTATTTAACCATTCTAAGTATGTCAGCTCCAAAGTCATCAGAGTCTCTAGTCTGTTTCTTAAGCTCACTTTCTACATCTTCCTTGCTAGGTCTACCAGCAATACGTTTCTCCCAGCCTGTGTCAGCTAACCACTTAGCAGCTTGGAATGTTCCACCGTCTGTAGCTATCTGTATAGCTAGGGCAACACCCTTGGCTGTAAGCTTTACATTAAGTTCATCTTGCCATTCATCTAAATGTTTAGCTAAGAGTTTATTACCACGCAAACGTTTCCAGTGAGCCCACCCACCTAGATGGGCAGTTGCTACACTATACTCTGTTGGGTCATCTAACTCTAAATAGAGGCGTTTGAGTGATGGATAAGTTTTACCATTATACTCTTTGTCCTCATCATCTAGTGTAAACATAGCTTGTGGCTTATATCCCATTTCTAAAAACAAGGCTTGTGTTAACCACTTACCTTGTTTGTCCTTAAACTTACTCATAAGTTCTCCAGTTAAATACTAAATATCATAAACAGTAAAATTGGTATTGCTGAAGCTATAAAATCTAACCACTCTGGATTACCTTTATTAACCCCCCAATCATAAACAACTTCTTTAGCTCCCACTATTAAAATAGCTAACACACCACCAACTAAGGTGATGTAGCTACTAAAAAATAACGTAGGTAGCATACAGATAGCACCAATTATAACACCTGCAATAATATGATTCTTCTTGTCTGTTGCTAAGTTTATAATAAAATTATTCATGTGAGCATGGAGCCCAACGAGGGTGTCTCTCTCTTTCAAACTCACCTTTACAGTGTTCATCTTGCCAGAAAAATAGTAGGTCTACTGCTCTTTCAATGTGGTTCCAATTCTTTAGTTCTAATATCTGAGAGCAGTAATATGTACGTGCTGAGAATGTATAGAACCGTGAGCCACCCGTCAAGGTGTTTAGTATATGGCTTAACATTGATAAGTTTGTAAATATGTAATTCTTCATTGTACTCCTTTAGCCGCTAATTAAAGCGGCATTTTGTGGGTGCTATAAGATTAAATAACTTCAGATACAATGTTACCAGAATTATCAATGCGTATTCGCCTAGTTAAAAGCCCGTCAGGACTCTTGACTATTAGACCCTTTGCTACACCTAAGCATTGGAAATCTGCAACTTTATTTTGTACTGTATTACCAGTCGTAACCGCAAGTACGTTTGTTCCGTTGTTTATGCAAAGCTGTATCGCACCGTCTGACGCTATTTGCCCCATTGTGAATATTCTTCCTACATCCTCATTTATAATTTTTAACGCTCTGATGTTTGAGTTATCACCTATGATTGACAAATCACCATGCAAATCTTTGTGGGAATGCCATATAGAGCCAACGGCTCCTGTCATATTGGTTAAGTTTGAACCTGCCACATTGTTGTATTCCATTAATTTAAACTCTATATTACTACACGTTGCATTATCTACAGTAATTAGATTTGCCGAGACTCCCGTGGCTGGCATTGCAACTTTTAAGTTACATTTAAAAGAGTTAGTGTTTGCAATATCAAACATAGATGCTATTGATATTGATGAATGCTGGTTTCTAATTTCGAATGAATCAAATACAACAGAGCCAACAGGCTGGCCATTATTACCGAAAACGACACCTTTATATGTGGCTGGCATGTCTACACTACCGTCAGGTATTGCACAATCACCGTGCACTATATGAACATGAACGCAGCCATTAAATATATAACTTGCTGTGCCATTTGGTCCGACTCCGAGAGATTCATTTTTAAGCCTTAGGAATGTTAGTTTATTATTTGAATTTGCTCCTGTCCCTACGCCTTCAATTTCCAAACCTGAGATTGCGTGAGTTTCAAGATGTACATCAGAAAAAATCTGATTATTACTATTGTCCTCCACTCCTGCAATTATCTTCATGTTTGTGTTGTTGTTTGTGGATATAAGGCGACCAAAATAATTATCAAAACATTGTTCTATAATTATCCCGACATCGTGATTTGTAATTCTTATGTTGTCAAAAGAGCTAAGAACTATATTTGACATAAAGAGACCATTAGTGGCCTTATTTGTCATAGGCCAAATTGTAATGTTCTTTAACTGTACACCATAAATTCTATCAGTGTATGTGCCAACAATTTGAACTGCTGTTTGGGTTGCGCCAGATACCTGCTGTAAAACAGAGTATGTTTCTATTGCCACGTATGTTTTTGTCGAATCAACGCCACCTTTTATATTTGTTCCTGATTTTACCGTTAAATTATCAACATAGTGGTGATTCCCAAGTCTACACTCAATTGATTTGTCAGCAGAATAATTAAATAAAAGCTGTACTGCTGCAGGGTCGTTTGCTTGTGTTTGGTTTGCTCCAAAAATGTAAGGGTTAAATATATTCCTTGATGTTAATCTTGCGAATAACCCGTTACTTAACTGTTTACTATAACCATCATCAGCAGCAAAAACAGAATACTCTGCTGAGCCTGCATCACCTACGACATAGTACCCTTTGGTAGTTAGCACCTTTCCAATAGGAAATACAATAGTGCTTGCTTCCATTAGTGCTACCGTATTAAATTCATAAGTCTGTGATAAATCGTTAATATCATTTATGTTTATAGTCTGTAGTAGCTTCTTAGCTACCGATTTATCTACGCTTGTTAATTTTGTAAGTGCCAAGTTGCACCTCCGTTTTGAATTAGTTAGCCGCTAATTAAAGCGGCATTAGTTGTGGACATAAAGCGCCAATTGTCCCGCTGCTTACCGTCAGATTTATAACGGAAGCGGGTGTTTAGGTTTTATATCATTTAGTCTCCTTATTAAACCTGATACCATATATCTGATAATAGCCTAAATTTAACTGTATCCCTAAACCTAACTAAAATGTTTGCCTGACCATAGCACCTGATTTTGGTGGAATCATTTACAATTGTAAAACCTGTTGATGTGTTATAAATTGCAACTTCTTCCCCGTTATTCCCGTTTAATAAGTCGGTTACAGACCCACCGGAAGCATCGTTAACAGTAATAAATGCGTAATTACTTACATCTATACTCCCAGTTGATATGTCTGTGAGTGTTGCTACATTTGTTTTTTCAAACTTTCCGGTGTTGCTGCCTACATTCGACATATGTGGTCCGTTCTTGCGTGACTGTGTACTGTTGAACGTAGATATTGATTTTGGAAGCGAGTGTGTACCTGTGCAAGATACATCTCCAACAGTAACTTGAGAGCATTCTTGTGGAACATCAACACCATAATAAGTTCCAGTTATAGCTGGTAAGGCCGTTGGCCCTGCTGGGTTTGTGCCATCACCGTAGTAAACATTTGAGCTACCCGGAATAATGCAATTTACGGATGATATAGTCGCATAATTACACGCGCCAGATAGTTTCACACCAGAGCCGCTAGGAAGTCTTATTGATGTCCCAGTTACTTTGAAGTTTGAAAACGTATCATTAGGGTCAAGTGAAAGTAATACACCATCACCCTGAGTAAAATCCCTTTGACCTGACCATGCTATTTCGTTGTTCCCGATGGTTATATTTGCCCCACGCTCTATTTTGATTGATTGCAATCCAGCTTCAAAAAGGTCGTTGCTATCAATAATAACCCATGTTGTTTTATTTAAGTATATATTGTGCTTTTTCCTTTGGCTTCTGTAATAATAGCTAGGCATAAAAAAAGTATTCCCTGAACAAATCAAACCGTCTAATCCTAAAGCATGTATGTGCGAAACACTTACTAATACAGGGTTACAACTTAGT